ATATATATAGATCGGGACCTTGGCGGTGGTGGCGGGTACGATTTTGATAAATGGGAAGGAACAGACCCAGATTGAACTACGATAAAATTAAAGACAGCATAAAAACGCATGAAGGCTATCGGGATAAGGTCTACCGTGACCATCTCGGCAACCGAACAGTTGGCTATGGTCATCTATGCCTGGACAATGAAAAGTGGAGCGACAGTAAAGTGTATCCACTCAAGGTTCTTGACCAGACATTCGACTATGATTTTAATATTGCCCTGAATGATGCACGCAAGCTCATCGTTGAGGACAGTATTCATCAAGACGCTTTTGCCTGCCTGATTAACCTTTGTTTTAATTTGGGAGGACCAAGAGCTAGCCGATTCAAGAAAATGCTGGCTGCCCTGGAAGATAAGAACTATCCTGAAGCATCAAAGGAAATGCTGGACAGTAAATGGGCCAGACAAGTGCCAAACAGAGCTAGAGAATTAAGTGAGATCATGTTAAATCTATCTTGAAATGATTTTGGAAGATGAAGATAAGATAATTTTAGAAAGACTTCAATCAGAAGATTCAATGATGAATAGTATTGTCAAATCATCCTCCCTTCGTGTGTTATCTTTAGGTGCTGGTGTGCAATCAACAACACTAGCTTTGATGATAGAACATGGAGAAGTTCCTATGGTTGATTGTGGTATTTTTGCCGATACTCAAAATGAACCACAAAAAGTGATGGAACATTTAGATTGGTTAGAAAAAAAACTATCCTATCCTATTTACCGAGTTACAGCAGGTGATTTAAAAAAAGATATTTTGAATGGTTGGTCTTATGTTCCTTTTCATTTAATAGATTCTAACGGGAAAAAAGGAATTAATAAAAGACAATGTACTTTCAATTATAAAATTAAACCAATAAATAAAAAAGTAAGAGAATTGCTAGGGTATAAAAAAGGTGAAAGAGTAAAAAAAAATACCAAAGTTGAAATGGTAATGGGTATTTCTTATGATGAAATGATAAGAATGAAAAGAAATCCTCTTAAATATATTCAAAATGTTTATCCATTAGTTGATAAAGATATGCGAAGGCATCATTGTTTACAATGGATGGAAAAAAATAATTATCCTAAACCTTTTCGTTCTGCTTGTTGGTTTTGTCCATATCATAGTAACAAAGAATGGAGAAATTTAAAAGAAAATCATCCAAGAGAATGGCAAGAAGCAATTAAATTGGACAAAGAAATTAGAGAAAAAAATATAGGGTTAAGAGATACACCTTATTTGCATAAAGATAGGGTTCCGCTTAATGAAGCTGATCTCGACCCGAACAAAGATCAACAAGATTTATTCAATGATATATGTGATGAAGGAATGTGTGGAGTATAAATTAGCAAAAATAATGAGGAACATTTAATGGTATTAGGATTAGGAAAATTATTTGGCGGTGGAGCAATTCAAGCTGTATCAAAAGTAATTGACGAGATTCATACGAGTGATGAGGAGCGTCTTGCTGCAAGAAATACAATAGCTAAAATTGAAGCCGAACTTAAAAAAAGACAAATGGATATTAACCTTGCTGACGCACAAAGCAAAGCAGGGGGAGTATCAGGAATGATACAACGCATCTGGAGGCCTCTCATTGGTTTCAGTTGTGCATTAGCTATCTTTTGGGAATATGTATTAAAACAATTTTTAATGTTTCTGATTGCTACATTTAATTGGGAAACTAAACCATTACCTGAACTGGACATGGGAACTTTAATGCCTTTGGTCATGGCGTTACTGGGTATGGGTGCTTTGCGTTCATACGAAAAAGTGAAGAAGGTAAATATTGACCAACCAAAACAGTAGGAGGTTATATGAACTTACTTAAAGATTTATGGGCACACTTGAAAGAGTGGTCCGATTGGAAGATGAAAGACTGGATCAAGGCTGGAATAGTCGCTATTGTAGTTTTGTTTGTCATTTCTAAAATGATGGGCGGAGGAGCTTAATGCCAAAAGTAGGGAAAAAACATTACAGCTATACTGCTGCGGGGATGAAAAAAGCCAAAGCAGAAGCAAAAAGAACTGGAAAGAAAATAAAAAAGAAAAAAAAATGAAAACCATTCCCACCGTTGGAAAGATGATCCATGTGGTGTGGGAGGACATATTTGAAATGGGTGCTGGATGGCACTCAAAAACAGATGTAGACAAGCACAAGCCGATTGCCTGTGAATCAATAGGCTGGGTGCATAAAACTACAGATAAGTATTTAACACTCATTGGGGATAAGAGCATTGATGGAAAAGAAAAAGAATATGGAAGGATTCAATCAATACCCAGTGCGACAATTACAAAGATTAAAATATTGAAATAGGGGAAGTGGAGTAACATCTGCTTCCCCTTTTTTTTATGCCATTTTGCCAATATGCCATTATGGGTATTGGGAAATGAACTTGCTTTGAAAGGAGTTACAATGAATAAAGCAATTTCTATATTTAACCAACTGCGACCTCGATCCATCGGTTTCGATGCAGCCTTCAATCATTTCGAGAAAATGTTTGAGGATGACTGGTCAATGTCCACCTACCCCCATTACAATATTTGCAAGACGGGGGACTACACCTACAATATTGAGATGGCCCTTGCTGGCTACAACAAGAAAAATATTGAGGTGAAGTTTTCTAATGGACAGCTTACCATTAAATCCGTGAAGGAGGAAAAGAAAGACAGTGATGATTTAATTCATCAGGGAATATCTAAAAAATATTTCTCCAAATCTTTCACGATTGCGGATGACATTGAAGTCAAGGATGCCGAGTTGAAAGACGGGCTTCTCAAGATTTCTTTGGAGCATATTGTTCCTGACAGTAAAAAAGCCAGAACAATAGAGATTAAATAAACATCAAACGAGGGGCCATCTAGGTCCCTCGTTCTCACCGATCCACATGGGATAATTCTATTTTGTATCTGCATATCCTGTAGCTTCAGGATGTGGTTCAGCAGCTTTTCTTCTTACTTCTTTGTATTCTTCTTCCTTCACTTGATCCCTGAATTTATCCACCTTTATTCTATCCTCTGGAGAAGTAATAGGGTCTGTAAAGATAGGAGATTCTGGAGCTTGGAATTGTTATCTTCCTGGTTTCTTTGCATGTGTCCATCAGATAGTTTGGTGCAAAAATCTTTTGACGGCAGAAGATCACCACTTCGACCATCTTGAAAAACGATCAACCAAACAACAACGGAATTTCCACTTGTTGTAACAACGGTTCTTTTTTCAAAATGACCGACAGATTTTCTGTATGCCATTGAGAGATACTCTATCATCTTATATTTGAACATCATCCTCTCCTCTCCGTCAAAGAATTTTATTCCCCACGCAGGTTTCTCTTGCACTTTAGTCTTGGGGTTTTCCCCACCTTCCGCTAGTTCTTCAATCTGTAATATAGGTTTTGTCATTTATATATCTTCTCTCCAATCCCCCATAACAGGAATATAATGATTACCAATAAAGCAATCTCGGCAACATGAAACCAAATCATATTGCCCCTCTCTTAATCATGGATTGAAACATACTGTTATACGATTCAGCAGTATCTCTTTGATTACGAAGTGTTTTATAGTCAAGCGTAACCTTGATTAATTTTTTAACATATTCTTGGTAGTCATCACTCGCATAGGCTTGTGTTTCTTTTTCCGTATTGGATTTGTGGTTTCCAAATCTCTCTACTTTCATTTTATTAATCAAATGTTTTTCTTCCTTTACCATTTGGAGCATGGCAACTTCCAGTTCCGCCTCCCTCTGATCGGTGGAAGTTAAAAATTCTAAATTCTTTTCAACTTGTTCTTCAGTTATTTTCATTGATGATCCCCTCCTTGCGTAAGGTGTAAGCCATATCCTTTAGCTTGGAAATATATTTTTTATCTTCCGCATAGACCGATAAAGTTTCAATAAGTTTTTCAATATTAATTTCATCCACAAAGTATTGGTGTAATCGTTCCTCCCGAAAATCCTCATAATGATAACTTTCATTTAATAAATCGGTGTAAGCTATAACACTATCGCACCCTCTTGTGAAGCGTCTGACCTTAACGCTTGCATTGGCAAGGGAAACAATATGATCTTCCCCGTGTATTGCCTTGATGCCGAAGAAGTTTTTACCTTCCCTGGCAAATCTTGAACCTCCATCGGAACCCGATTCATGCAGGGCTTGAACCAATACCAATTCTATGGGGATGCGTTCAAATTCTGGTAGGATGCTATTATAGGCAATCATGCAATCCTTAATTCCTTGTATAAACTCTTTGCGATTATCATAGTCAAAGTCCCAATTAAAAACACCCGAACACATCAGGGACAGGGTTGCACAGAGAATGGTAATAAGATTCATACATTACCAACTTATACGGTGAGAGGTTTGACCATCTTTTTTCCGACAAATATTACACAAGCGATTATAATTACCTTCGCTGTAAAACTGGGTTTTACACTCCTCATAGTTCATGCACTTGCGATAAGTGAGAACTCGATCCTTGCTCGTAGGCTTATCTTTAGGTGTCCCTTTTCTCATACTTTTTCAACTTTTCTTCCAGTTCCTTAATTGTTTCATCTTGTTCTGAAATTTTAAGAATAAACTCTTGAAAGGTTCTCATTGGACCAAAAAAAAAACTTTCTTGGATCGAGGTTCTTTCAGGAATTAATATTAAAACATCATTACCTTTTATCCAGCCCGTAAAAACTTTCGGAGGATTCTTTCTATACTTTACTTCAATTTCCATCTTAAAATCTGGTACGATTTTTGCAACAACATCACAGGCAGGCAACCCTTGAAATGCCCCACTTCCAGGAACACGAAACGCTTGAATACCTTGATGCTTTAACCAATTCACAACATCATGCTCTTTTCTTCTTCCAGTATTTTTAGGCTTATTGACCATTTTTACTATTAAAATAATCAGCCCTTGATTGTGTGATTGCACAGGAAATGGCAACGGCCCTTTTATTCTCTTGATCTAAATTTTTTAAGTTTGGAAATTTATCTATCAAACCAAAAGCTGTGTCTATGTTTTGCAGCATCTTCATCGTTTCTTCAGGACCAGAGGCAGTTGGAGTTTCTTTTTTTACATTGGCCCCATAGTTGAAATCCGTATCATCCTGTGGTGGTGCAACGGGAGTTGGGCTGTCACCTGAACTTGTAATATTGCTAATGACATTTCCAAAGTCAGTTTTTTCCCAATCAAACTCAACGGATTGTCCAACCTGAATATCACCGACACCCAGCTCATTAGTCTTGTCGTATGCTTTCAAGGGGAACTTAAATTTAGGGTTATCTACATCAATGATTAATCCCTGAAACCCTTTTCCAGTTTGGTATTTTTCTTTTACTTTACCTGTTAACATATTTTTTACTCCTTTTATTTTTGGTAAACAATCTTTCAATCTTCGCATGGTTATCCCATCCTTTCCTAAACAATTTAAACTGGGCAAATCCCAACTTTAAATCTTTTTTAGAAAACTCTTTAATCTCCAGTTTGCTGTTGTCTTTCGGCAACCTGACTATAATAGCTTTATCAATATCAATATTATCTGTTTCTTTGATGAGTTGACCATACGCACCCAACTGAATTACTGTATCTTCATAGATAGCTTTCCCAGTCTTAAAATCTATTAAAATATATTTTTTATTTTTTTTAACCAAGAGGTCTGGACAACCACCATACAAATATTTTTTGGATACCATTTGTTTTTCGGTCCACACTAATTCAAAATTATTCGACAAACTTATCCCACCATTCCTTGAACTTGTTAAACGCCTTGATGACTTTTTCATCAGTTGGTTCTTCATAACTCCATTTCTTAATGTAGGATTCTGCTAATAAGTGGACGCTGCTTCCCTGTGCACCTGCGGTGTCCCGTGTTTCACGGTAATCAATTCCGTCCATACCCTGTTTCCAAGCCCAATGTATTAAAGCACCACTATTTTTAAACTTACCTATAACGGTTGTCGTGCCAGGTAGCAATCTTCCATCTAATTCATATTTTCCTGTTGGCATTATTTATTCTTTCTTTTCATATTACAATAAGGATTCAGCCCCCGTATGTTTAAGTTTATTTATGTTTTTCCAATGAGAGAGTTTTCTTATGGATTTTAAATATATTTGCCTTACTCTTTCACGGGATATGGAATATTTTTCTCCCAAAGATTGTAAGGTTTTTTTATCACCAGAGTTATACCCACTTAACTCTTGAACAATATCTTGTTCCCGTGGATTGAGTTGATTAACCATTTTTTCTAAAACTTTATGAGTTTCTTTTTCCATTATCAATAAATCTTGATTTTTGACTGGACTAATAATCTGTTTCAATTCTATTTCCTTGAAATTTTTTTCAAATGTCGTTTGAACAAATCCCTCTAATTGTCTTTTGGTAAATGCTTCTTCCATATTCATATCTAATCGTTCTAAAACTTTTTCAGCAACAGATGTGAGATTTCCTTTTTCATTTATGGGTTTTAATTTTCCAGAAAACAATTCACTTACTGCTGCATAGGAAAACATATTTAATTCACAAAACTTTTTAACACTTCGATAGCCACATTCTTCCATTCTCGACAAGAGCCTGTTATTTCTTATATGAATTTTAACCCTGTAATCACTCATTATTTATTTATCTTTTCTATTGTTTTAATTTCATCTAAATGATCTTGAAACTTATAATCAGGTTCATCATCAATCTCAACAGATACAGCTTCCCAAGTTAATTTTACTTTTTTTTTATTTTTAATTTCTTTTTCCATATTATCTAATATTTTATATTTCATTGGACTATCTTTAAATTTATCCACTATTTTAAATGTTTTATTCATTCCATCTATAAATTTTTTACTCATAGTATGCCCTATTGATGTATCTTTTTTTTCTTTTCTTGCTCACTGACAACCATTTGAACAAATTCTAACAATTCCTGATTGCATGACGCATTAAATTGATAAATTTTTCTTTTAAATATGCAATGATATAAAAAACAGCCTTCTTCATCCCCTTCTCGCATTCTTTCTACTCTGCATTTATCAACAATCAGTTTGCCGATTGGAAATTCATTAATTCCTTTTTTAAATAAATATTTATAATAATTTATTAAATACTGTGACTCAACTATATCTTTTAAAGTTTTAATCATGTTTATCCAAATGGTTTATCATCAACTGGCGTTAAATTCCAGGTATACCAAGGCCTGTATTTTTTTACCTTATCGGTGGTGCAGAATTTAATTCTAAAGCAATCATAGCAATACCAGTTATTTTTTACTTTTGTATCAGGATCAGCATGACCATTACATATGCAGCATTTTGTAAAAGTAGGATATTTTAATTCATAACAAGTATGACAATACCATACTCTTGTAGGGTATTTTGCATTAGGGTGTTTATATTGATGTTTAACTTCAGCAATTTTATCACACTTACAACACCTATTCATTTCATTACCTCTAACTCATTAATCGGCACAATTTTTAAAACATTATTCTTAACAGTCATTGTAGAGTAGCGGGGGGATGACAAGATTTTTTCAGAATTTGCTTTATATGTGTAAGGAAATGGTTTAATACCATCCCCGTCTTTATAAGAAATTTCTACCTTAACATCCCCCCCTCGCAATTTCTCCACGCTTAAACCAACAGACCTATTATACCAAATAGGTTTTTTAATAATAATGGTTTCCATACAATAATTTTATACATTATTTGGTTGATTTTACAATAAAATTATATTAAATAATACGAGGAGTTAAAATGAAATTAGAAGAATGGCGTAAAACCAAGGGAATTAGGTATAGTGAACTGGCAAAATTGCTTGAATTAACCATTAAAAATCCGATAGCGAAACTTCGAGGGTATTGTGTGGGAACAAATATTCCACGAGAAAAAGAAATGATGCAGAAAATTTTTAAACTGACGAAAAGAAAAGTATCTGCTAATGACTTTTATGATTTGAAATAATGGAATTAAGTCAAGAAGAAATAAAAGAAGTAAAAGATTTACTGCAAAGTTTAAGAAAAATTGATCCTGTTCCAAAGAAAATAACAAGGACCTATCAAAGAATCCCCACCGAAAAAGCCCTTCAATCTTTTAGGGTGTTGGCTGCTTTTATATGCCAAAAGCACAACATCACTTGGGGGGATTTAATAAGCAAAAACAGGAAACAGGAGTTTGTGAGAGCAAGGGTGGACTTTTCCCATGTTGCTTTTAATAAAATCATAAAAAATAAAGAAATGATAGGTCGTTTTTTGGGGAGAAATGGGGTATCTCCTCATTCTTCCATATCCCATTTGCTTTATAAAACCCCATCTTATATAACAGATCAAATAGAAGGTTTGTTTGAAAAAAAAGATGATGCATGAATGATAAAATCTTTTCAATGCCTGTCAGGGTTAATGACTTCATTGCCAATACTGTCAATTTAAAGAATGAAGAATTGGGAATTTACTGGAGGCTGCTTTGCTTTGCGTGGGAATCAAAAGCTCTTTTATGCAACGACAAGGAAGAAATCTACGAGATCAGCAAGGCCCATGATGAAAGATCAAAAAAAGTAGTAGACAAGATATTAAAAAAATTTTTTATATTGGATAAAGATAACTGCTACTACCAAAAAGCACAGCGAGAGGAGTGGTTGAGGGTTACAAGTCTTTATGAGGTAAGAAGTGAAGCTGGTAAAAAGGGAGGTCAAGCAAACACCAAGCAAAACGAAAGCTCATTGGAAGCACCTATACCTATACCTATACCTATAACTATACCTAAAACTAATAATTATATTAATAAAAAAATAAAGTATTCTGTTTCTTTTGAAAAATTCTGGGAAGGGATAGATTCGATAAAATCTCGTAGTACAAAAAGCGATAGCTTTAAACAATGGAGTAAGCTGTCAGAAGAAGATAAGAAGGGTTTAAAAGAAAAGTGGAATCATTACAAAAAAGAAAAGGGGGATTACTACAAGGCCTGTGAGCGTTTCCTAGCAAAAAGAATTTTTGATGAAATCAGCTTGGAGGAAAAGGTGGTCCAGTTTGATCCCCTCTTTGATGTCAAGAAATATGTATCTTTCGTTAAGAAGGGTATTCGTATTCCCAATATTTCTGATGACCAAGTATCTAAAATGCTTTCCGAAGGACTAATCAGCCAAGAGGAATACGATAGATGGTAAAAAGGAGTTATTTTGAAAAAAAAAGACAAGAAAAAGAAGAAAATAGGTTCTGCAAAGGACTTAATTAATGAAATTAAAAAAAATTATCCAAACAGGGAGGGCGAAGTTGAGATTAACTACCATAGAAAAGATGGGGCTGACTACATTTTTTCCATTAAACCAAAGGATTATTTTGCAGAATTTTTCGCCAAGAATCTTTTACACCCTGTTCCAGAAGTAAATGTTGGATATTATTTTGCTGGACTTAAATTAAGAGCTGCTTATTACAGGTCCTTCAAGCACCAAAAACTCATTATGACCTATGAACCAAGACTGCCTTCCACTAATAATCATTTAGATAATGTTCCCATTAATGATGGCTACAAATGGTATTCCATCTTATTGGAAAAAATACCTCTCAACAGCAGAAAAATTGTTGATCTTGTTGTCATACAGGAAAAATCAACCAATGGCTCAAACACAAGAAGGACAACCAAATTAATGGACCAATTAAGAGATGGCCTTGGGGCTTTGTACGATTTTCTGGACATAAAGACGAAAAGAAGGGCTTTTTCCTAGCTTATCAACAGATTAATGATGATGTTCTCATTCTGTTCTTGATTTGTTCTAAATGTGATGGTATAATTACACTTATAATTAAAATCGGTGTAGTATGCCTAATGTTAAGAACCAAAAGATAATATTGGATAATTATGTTAGAACGCCCCAGTCTCAAATTTTTATCATTGATTCCAAAACAATCGGAATGACCATTTACTTTGAAGATGATGAGGACCAAAACACTTTCATATCCAATTATCAGAGGGGATTAGAAAAGGGAAAATCACCAACTCATATTGATGAATTTCCCCTTGTTTCGACCTTATTGCATTAAAAATGGTGTAATTTTCTGTCATAAGGTACTGATTCCTTACACTCACATTGTGGACATTCACCACAACCATCGCCATAATCCATTCCACAATTTGAACAAACAATATATCCATCTTCTAAACAATCTTGCTCACATTCATCACAGCAATACCCAGTTTCTTCAATGCCATTACCATCAACATCAAGATCAAATACTGGATAGCGATTAACAAACCGACCAGAACCAAAAGAAGTGTCATTGCGACAATGAACACATAAATTACCTAAATCTACTTTACTCATCTATTCCACCTCCTTAATTTCGTAATAATAATTTGTAAGTATTGTAATTAATTCTTTTTCTTTATAATGTTTATATGCACTACTTTTTTTCCATAGTTCAAGTTCATTACTTAACCATATTTTAAAAGTTTTACTCATTATTTATCTCCTTTATTTAAGATATTCTTTGTATTCTTTTACAAAAGAATTTTTCTTGTCGCAATATTCTAAATTAATTTGAATACCCGCACCATTTAAACAAACAGGGTTTTCCTTGCTTAATTCGCCAGAAAATTGAACCTTGTTATTTGAACCAATAAAAACCGATATTCTATCTGCAAATATATGAATTAATTGTTCTATATTCTCATTGGTTAATTTATTCGCTACTTCAATTATTTCTTTAGGATTCATTTTTAAAACCTCCAACTCTAAACAAGTTAATCTTCAATTCAGTATCAAATAAAGGCTTATCCTTATTCAATTCACATTCTTTTTTAGTTCTTTTTTCTCTTTCCCTATTCCAATAAATAGGCTTCGTAGTTCTTTTAAGATAATCGTATGTTGTTTTATCCATTATTTACCTCCTCAATTTTTAAAATATAATCGCCTAAATAAATTATATTTTCATCTAAATCTAACCAAGCACTAGGATTATAATTATTTTCTTTAGTACCTTTTAATTTAGTAAAATCTTGCACTTCATATTGTGTATTTTTCATTAAAGTATCATACACATCTGTTAATATTTGTTTTTTATCCATCATTAACCCCTTTATTAATTAAATAGCTTATCTATCCCTAGATATTTCTTTTAATGCTTTAGTATTATTCTTAACAAAACTTAAAAGATACCATACAGCCAAGTCATAAGGTTTTTCAGCAGTCTTGCAGAAATCCCAAGCAATATTATCGCCTTCATACTGGGGCTTTTTAGTGGTAAAATCTTTTCTTAATACAAATGTTTCGTGGTCTTGATCATTAGTAGGGTTGCCATTAAAAAAAATCTCATTATTTTTTTCAGTTTGGTCAATAACTATTGATCCTAATATTTCTTTTATGTATTCATATTCTTTTTTTACTAAATCCCATTCATTATTTGTAAATGGTTTTTTGTAAGTCCAGTAATTCGTATATCCCATTTTAATACTCCTTTTGTATAAAATTATTATACTATTCTTAAACTATGAAATAATTATAGTCAAATAAAAAAAGAATTATTTTTAAAAAAAATAAAAAAGGGCCTAAAAAGGCCCTTATTCGTAGGAGTTTATGAAAAAACCCTTTAAATTGACAATGCTTGGTAAACTTCCCATGTTTCATATCTAATTTTATTAGGTCCATCATACATAGGACCAGATAAACCAGAAAATTTAGGCAGGTTTTGAAGTTCTGCTCTATGGGCTGGATTTATATTAATTCCAATTCTTTTAAAACCCAGCTTATTCATTTGATTAATGAAATCATTTAAGTGGTCAAATTTATGGCCACCATTTAAACTAAATATCATAACTCTATTAACTCCCTTTTTCTTTTATTCTTAATTCATTGTTTATTACTTCAAAGTCTGTAGGATATATTAGTTTTTCTTTGTTTTGCTTGTCTGTTATTGATTTTAAGAACTTTTCAGACTTCTTTACATAGTTTTTTGACAGGTCCTTATTATCACAGATAAAATAATTCAATAAATTATTGTTATTACTTTTCATTTTTTTAACTCCCATTAAATAAACATTAAAAGAGCCAATAAACTGGCCAGAATAAACCAGCCAGTTATTAACCCACTAAAGAAAACAATATAAAACTCTTTCATATTATTTGTCTTTTTTTACTTTCTTCGTTTTTTTCAATTAGTAATCTTTCCCTATCTGTTTCATCTCTTAAATGTGTTAATTTAGCAATTTCTTCATTTAAAGAATTAAGCCCACCAATTAATTCTTGGTATCTTTCATTGTCTTTTAATTCTTTATCTATATTTATTTCCATAATAACTCCTATTAGTTAATTAATATCTAATAAGTATAATAATATCCTACAAGTCAATACATATTAATATAAAATAATTATATTTTTATATTGACTTCCTTAAATCCTATCTTTAGGGTGGCTCTATGGATAAAATAATAAATGTTTCTTTAGACGAACA